TTATCCCCATGCCCTAACGACAACGTTATAGATAGTTTTGCTAGAATTTCCGGCGTGTCGGTAAAATAATAGGCCATTTAATGGTTCAGCGCGATTATAGTTTTCTTTACCGATATATAAATTACCAGGAACCGTATACTGCCACAAATAGTTGCTATATATAGTATGAGACAACACATAGCAAATTCCATAATCCAAATCTGTTGATGAGTTCTCTAATGGATTTGATTTATAGGTTCCAGTAATCATGGCAATCTTTGGCGTAAAAGGGAGTTCTAATGTACTACTTACATTCGGATTAATCCTATTTACAGTATATTCGTAGTACAATTTAGGTTCTAGTGTCCCTAGCACACCGAATATATCAACCCCGCTTTTGATGTTAGCTGGAAGCAAATTTGCATTCCCCAACACTGTAATTCCCGAGTTGTAATACCCAGCGGCCTTTGTCTGGTTCGCCGTCCCCGGCGTAACCGTACCTCCAGCCCCCCAATTAGGTATTGTTCCGGTTAAATTATTCCCACCAGCATTACTAAACGTTCTGCCACTCAACACGTCCGCAGGAACTGCATTTCCGGACGCTTTCACAATAGAGTTGAGTTTTGTAATGAGTGAATCCCAACTCTCGCTCGTGGATGCCGAAATCCCTTTGGCAACAAGCGCGGCAACCACTTCCGCTTTCCGCTCATTGCCAAGCTGAAAAGCCGAATCAGCTCTCGCCTGTGCCGCTGCGGCCGCTGTATTAGCTGCATTCGCCGTGGTTTGCGCTGTTGCGGCCGCAGTATTCGCCGCATTTGCCGTAGTTTGCGCTGCGGTGGCCGCATCATAGGCCGACTTTACTGCTCGTGGTGTTGCTGCCAAAATCTCGCTCGTGCTGTTCGTAGCATTGGATAGCTTCACAATCCCTGCCTCCGCTACGGACGCCGGAGGGATTTCGATATGATCCACCTCTTCACGCAATTGATTGATCTCTTCCCCAATCGCGTTCATATCCTGCGGCTGAATCGTGTCATTCAAACTCCAATCTGTCTTTACCATTCTTATACCTCCTTAACTTGTACCGTATGCAGCAGAAGAGTATCTGTCGTGATCGGAACATATAAACTGTTTGTTGACTTGACATTGTTATTTGCATCCTTAAGGTCAATTTTTGTAACAAGTGAAACATCAGCCGCCGGGACCAGATACTGCATTCCCACGGTTGACTCGGTTACTTCCTTTACGGTAAAATCCGTGATTTCAACCGTATCATTCAACACGACCTTTGAAATATTCGCATCAACAAAGCGAGCCACATCATTCAAAAAAGAGCTTATCATCACTTCACCACCACCTCCGGACCGAAGTCGGCAAATGGTTGTTCTCCCAGCTTCCATTCACCTAATTTATAATTCCAATAAATTTCCTTACTAGTGATCCTTTCTTCCAAACCGAGGACATCCCCTAAACTGGTTTGCTGCTGATAGATCATGTTCGCAGGCTTTAACATCTTAACCGTATGTTCAACCTCTTTAAATACGGCTGCATCATCGAGATTCGTTGTAACGGTTAACTTAAAAGCTTGGGGATCTACACTGACAATCGTCAGTCCAGCCCCAACTAGAAAATCAAGCTGACGCTGCAAATACCGCATAGTAAACGGCGGTTTCGTAGAATACCGATTGATCAGCCGCTTTCGTCTGAACTCTAGCGTTTCTGTCGCCGGGTCGGCCTGTATGCCTAGAATCTTTTCCCGTCGTTTAATCGCCTGCAGTGAAGCCGTCGCAACAAATTGGTCATCCAATAGTTGATGAATAGCCTGCTCGGAGCTCATCCATTCCTGCGACTCCGCCTCCGTCAGTTCCACAAAATCTACGAGATCATGGTAAAAGTCCGGGAGATACTGCATGAACCTATTCACTCAGCGTCACCGTCCCCATGATTGGGATTTGCTCATCTGCCAGGATAACATTGGCTGCCGCTCCATCAAGCAGCGTATTCGTCACGTCTACTACACCCTGCACAGTCAAAATACGAGATTCAATGTGAGCGACGCGAACGATCAGAGCAGGCTCAGTGGCCCATGATTGCCGAAGTGATAACAGATAATCGCTTATCGCATCTTCAACGTCACTTTTCACTTGTCCCAACACAGCCTCGGGAGCAAGCGTCAATGATGCAGCAACATCAATGACGCGCCCCTGGGCGCCCGTGATCGTCACCTCGTGGCCAATCGGCGCCAGTCCCAAGCCCTGACCTTGATTTTGTTCGGGATCAATCATTGTTTGAACCTCGTCAATCAGCGTTTGAGACGGTTCGCTGGAATCGGCTGCGAGAATTGTCGCCTTCACCGTCCCCCCGCCATTCCATACCGGAAATACTTTAACGCCGCCTACACCGGAGATTTCGTTAATCTTTTTCTTGTAATCCGCGATGTTGCCGCCAAAAGGCTGCTCGTTAATCGCATCCATGTACCGCTTGCGCAAGGCATCATCACTTTCAGCGTCTTCGCCCGGTACGAGTACCTCCACCAGTTCAGCGCGAACAAGTCCTGCCACATAATCAATGGGAAGCATGGTTCCAAACTCCTGATTGCCGAGTACTCCCGGAGTTTCACACTCTACAATCCACTCGCCTGTACCGACCCTGCTGACTGCAACATAATCAAGATCGTTAATCGAAAATCTGGAACCTACAGGCACATCTATAGGTACATTATTGGAGCCATAGAACAAAGCTTTACGCCTTGCTTTCGTTGCTGGTTCACGGTGAATCCCGAACTCGGCCGTACGCCGTTCCAAATACTCTGCTGTAGCCGTGTCGGCATATGCAAGGTTATTGTTTATATCCAGCTCCATATACATTTGTGCCAGCTCCGCAGCAGCAGGAGCCAGAGCGTCATAAATGATAGATCCCTGACGTTTATCGACTTGATTGGATACCTTGTCTAGCATCCTTTGCAAAATATGTTCATAGGTTTGGTGTTCATACATTCATTGTCACCTCGCTCTTAAAATCCCCGAAGATAGAAACTACTGTAAACGTGGCTAGTGCTTCATCCCCAGTGATGGTAATCCTCTTATTTTCTACTCCAGATATACGGTCATCCGCCAATAGAGCCTCCTTAATCAGGCGCTTTATTTCTGATCGCACATACCCCTGATTTCGCCCTTGCAATCCTGTTAACTCGCTGCCGTAATTGGCATCATATATAAGGTGTGTGAATCGGTCTGTTCGCAGTATTTTATACACGGCTTGCCTGACCGCATCCAAACCATTCACCATCCCTATGCACCGACCTTTATCAAAATCTATGCCATATGTCCGGCTCGTTTCCAGGGCCGTCTCAGCCTTCATTAAATTGCCGCCCAACGGTATCATGATCCCACCACCTTATCCAACACCACATACTGCTGCCCCCCCTGCATTCTTAACAGCAAAACACCGTCACCTGCCTTCAGCCCCTCGCGAATAACGATCTTTTCTGTTAACGCATCCTGGGTCGGAATGCCATCTGTGTGATGGCTATGTTTCAGATCAATTTCATACCTAGTCAACTGTTCGGTCAGAACAAAAAAATCCTCATCCAGCAATAAACGCTGATCGACGAGAATTTCCAGGGGCTGTTCTTTGGTCACTGTACCAAACATAATCGCTACAGGATGCTCTGCTTCATTCAAATTCATGGTGATTTGCTTTATCGCATTGGCCAAACTCATTCGATCACCTTCAATTCAATTTGCAATGTGTATTCTTCGCCACTGAAACGGTGGGAACATTCCTCAACCAAGTAAAGCTGGTTAATCGCCAACTCCCCGATTTCTACATGGATATAGCAGCCAGCACGAACGGACGGGTTCCCAAGGGCATCCACCTTTAAGCTTTTGGTCTCGCGGTTTTTAAGTTTGACCAACTGGTCGAGAAGCTGACGAATTTGGGCATCATTCATGTTCTCGTCAACTTTTTCGTAGTACTGTAATCTCCCCCACTTGGCTATATTAGCGCTATCCTGAGCAATATGTATATCCCGCTTCTTGGTGTCCTTGTTATCACGTACCAGCTTGATCTGGTTATACGTTTCGCTATCGATGCTCTTTTCAAAGCTGAACCCGGTCATCAAACTCTTGTCCCCGACAACGATATCCAACTTCATGTCCTTTACATTTTGCAACGTCAGATTACCGTAGTCGTCGTAAAACACATAGATGCTTCCGGTATTGACCGTTGTAAGTGCTAAAGCTTTGTCGATGATATCAATCAGCTTCTGACCGTCCTCGATTAAATTGGGTATTGCATATTTGGTATCTGCGATATGGCCCCACTTCAACTCGAAGTCGTTGGCAATCTGCTTGATGATCGCTGCTGCCGTCTTGTTCTTAAATACGTAGGTATCTGTAGCGGTTAAGTATCGAATCTGATCATACGCCTTGATCTTGAGTGTATCTTCTTGACTTCGGCCAATTGAAAATACATAGCCATAAAAAAGGGGCTTATCATCATACTTCACAGCGACGATATCCCCGTTATTGATCATATAATTGCTATCTTGCAGCATAGTAAAGTCGAAACTTCCAGGTTTGCCGATCCTGGACGTTTTCCAATTCGCATCGGTTATAAGCTCGGATATATCAAATACGCCGCCCTGTTTGTCATCTGTTACTACCTGTAACATGTTCCACCTCCTATGGCAACTTTATTACCTTGCCGATTGGTAGCCGCTTTAACTCGCTATCCTTTATCCCATTCAGCGTCTGTAATTGCTTATATTTGCTGCCATCACCCAAAAATTGTTTAGCCACTTTCCAAAGGTTGTCCCCCGCTACAAGGGTATACGTTTCAGGCTGTACCCGTGTATCTGCGCGCGACACTGACTGGTTATTAGAAATTGCCGTTTCTTTGCCTGTTGTATCCTTTACAAATCCGACCTTCCTTGCGGCATAGAAACGATATTCTTTAAACGAGATTTGGTAGTGTATGTCCCCAACAGTACCCGCCTCTTCACCCCAGCTAAACTTTTCAATACTCACTGCCATATTGATATTCAAATTCGAACCGGTGAGCACCAACCGAACCGGGCGTTTTTTACTTCGCCAATCTTCAATTTTATCAATGTAATAAGCCGGCTTGAACATCGCTCTGCGTTCTACATTAACCCCCGGGAACCACCTTGCCGGGAAGAAGCTCTCAAATGCAATTTCTTTCAGCTTCATATTTTTGATGACGTTAATTTCGCCTAACTGGGATATTTCGTATGTCTTACTATCTCCGCTGGATTGCACTTCAATTTTACCGGGAAGGACCGGGAATTCAATCGCTTCGGCTCGATTGTTGAATGATAGGGTAAGGGTGTACTTATCCACGGAACCCCTCCTTTCTGCACTATAATTTACGCGTATAATCTCGATGCACTCGATGCTATTTCTTCTTCCAATGTAACTGTAATTTGCGAAATGATCGTATCCAAATCTGTACCGTTATGAATATCGCCGGTGCTGACGGATACCGTAGGTGTTAGCGTTACGAAATTTTGGATCGACTTCATTTCTGCCAATTCACGCATCGTTTTGAGGTCTTCACTACTGATGTCTACCGTGTCTTCAACTCTTCCAACACTACCCACCTGATTCACCTTGTCAATAGTGTCCATAGTTGATGCAGGCACACCCGATTGACTAAATAAAGAAGCGTTCGATCCACCAGGTCCCCCCTGCGCTTCTAGCTCTGCTTGATCTTCTGCTCTTTTCGCAGCCATTTTATTCAGCCTATCCTGTAACTTTCGATCTCGTTCCTGTGCATTTATCGCAGCTCTTGCATAGGCTTCGTCCTTTTTAGCACCAGCAAAATCAGCAATATCATCAGCTAGATCCTCCATACTAAACTTCCCTTGTAACGCAATCGTTGAGCCAGTAACGCTGTTTATCAGGCTTATTATTACATTTATGCCATCAATGATACTGTTGATTACAAAGTCATACAATTTCCCGATACTTTGCGCCCACATTTTAAAGGGGATCATCATCCATTCAACCAACTGCCAGAAATAAGCTGGAAGCTTATCAAGGAAATTAAGAAAAGAGTTCCATGCGCCCAAAACACCAGCTACAAAATTTTCGTTGGTTGTCCATAGTTTATAGATGATCAAAATTAAGGATACAATCAAAGTTATGATTAAGACGATCGGATTAGCGTTCATGACCGCATTCCATACTGACTGGGCTACGGCTGCCATCCTCGTAGCTAATGCTGCCGCCTTTGTAGCTATCGTGGTCCAGTTTATCGCCAGTGTTAAACCACCGATTGCAGCCGCCAATCCCCATATAATCGGGCCGAGAAGGGACCAATTTTCCGAGAAAAAGCTGTATACTTGTGCTGCGTATTCGACTAATTGAATCAACCATGATACTGCCGTGGATATACCCATGGCCAAACCGTCAATAAAATTTGTCACGGTATCGGACTGCAAATACGTGGTTAAAAGAACGACAAGTTCAGTGATTCGGTTTAAGGGGCCTCCTGCTTCCCCTAAGCTACCAACCCAACCCTTAATCGTATTGTCGATAACGGCCATTGCACCACTAAAGGTCACCGGCATGTCCTCAAACATCTTGTCAATATCTCCCGATTGATTCTGAAAGGCCTTAACAAATTGATCAGCTGTAAGCTGATCGTTAGCTGCCATTTGCATCAATTCTTCACCGGAGACTCCTAATCCACCTGTCAATACCTTCATGATCGCCGGAGCGGTCTTCGAAAGGTTGCCAAGCTCATCTCCTTGCACAACCCCATCTCCCAGAGCCTGGGACATTTGTTGCATCGCACTTTCAGCTTCTTCTGCTGAAACTCCACTAATCACCAGGGATTTATTGAATTTATCCGTGAAATCAAGCAAATCATCATTGTTCTTAAATAAACCTTGCGTACCTACTCCAAGCTTAGTTATGAGTCCGGCTGTTGCACTATAACTCGTCCTGGTTCTATTGGCTATATCTAAAACCTGTTGCTGTAACCCAGCCTGGGTGCGCAAACCATCATTAACAAAAGCTAAACGGGCGTTGGTAGCAGCCATGTCATCGGATATCGCCATGGCCCCACCGATCACCCCACCTAATTGTTGGGCAAGTTTTACCCCCTTGGCTATAACACCAAAAACGAGCTTTTTAACTGAGGTTTCCGTTTTCTTTACGCTCTTGTCAGCCTTTTCAATGTTTATGTTTACCTGATTTAATGTGTTATTTATTTGCACATAATTTTTGTTAATGACCTGTGTCATTTGAATCATCTTCTGATGGTTGGTAATCAAATTTAGAGTTGGATGCACATTCGCCACTTTTCACTTCACCTTCTTTCGAAGCAAATAACTATCTCTTCATCTTTTTAGCAGCTTTTTCTTCCGCTGCCACCCTTTCATCAATGCAAGCAATAATAAAAGCCCTCTCTTGTCTAGAAAGGGCTAAAAACTCACTGGGCCATTTATGGAACTTATGGAGGGCATAGTAGGCATAATTCGCCTCACTGTCGCCCTCCCGGATTAGTTTTTTGCTTCTTCCACCAGATCATCCATCCCAACATCAAAACCACTCAGGCGCTGGATGTGTTCAGCAAGGGTTGCAATCTCACCGGGCAACAACACTTTATTTACGTATTGCTCAGGAGTAGAACAACCAAGTTTGCTAATGGACTCCGCATCTTTAAAGTCAGGTACTAGCGTATTATTGATGACAGATGTGGTGTTAAACTGCTGTGCATTAAACTCTACCTTCCCTTTTTTATGAATGATGGTAGAACGTTTGCGAAGCTCCTCAAAATCAGGACCTGTCATGGCCTTAATCTTGAACTTTAACAGATTTCCCTCTGCATCTTTAAAGCGCTTGGACACGGTCACTTCTTCCGTCAAACCATCAATAGGGTTAGCATTCAAAAATTCTTGCAAGCTCATATCGTTTCCCTCTTTCTATCATTAAATAGTATTAAACATATCCGGCATGTCCACATCCTCAAATGTGAACGGAATTTCCTCTTCCAGCATATCGTCGCTGGTCGCATCAAATTTGGAGAGGAGCAGACTATCGACATTGCAGTTTTTAAGCACAATCGTTTGCTTCCCCGCAGCACTCCCCGGTTGCTCGTTGACCATCATCAAATCAAACCAAAAATCCTCACCTGTTTTAATATAGTTGATCATCAATTCCCTAAACATCGACGTTACATAATAGACCGTCAGTGTACCAGTGCCTTTCCATCCAGCAGCACGCTGTGGCGTATTCGTTTTACCGAGCACAGGCACATCCACTTTGTTTTTCTCAGCAGTGGCCTCCCCGGTCTTACCGTAGAGCAATTCCTCCACCCGTCCGTTGATGGTTACAAAAGCTCGTGCAGTCTTGCCGCTAATGGCATCTTTAACATTAAAAACTCCCATTGTTGAACCCCTCCCTTAACGTACTGTGACACTGATATAAATTTTTTCGACGCTATCCACGGCTTGAATCCAAAGATTAATTCCAATGGAATCTGAATCCTTGCCCGGCAAAACTTCAATATCCTTTTGAGAATCAAAATTTTGGATCGCACCTATAGCCTGCAGGCTCTCGAGATAAGAGATCGCTTCAGCTTTAAACAGATTTCGCCCGTCGGCATCATTGGATACCTTGCCAAGGAAATGCTGTTTGAACACTCTGGATATATCATTAGCAATGGCGTCCAAGGTGCGAATAATCCGGTTTTTGCTAAATGGCTTCCCCCGGTCCATCGTAAATGTCTTAAGTGTATTAATATCCTGCACAATTCGTGCCTGGCCGTTATCGACAGTAAGCACCATTTCGCCGTTACTAATCGCCTGAACAAGCTCAGTCTTTGTATATTTCGGTGACACATCGACTGCGTTAGGAATCACCGCATAAGTCAACGATTGGTTGACGTTAGCAGCTGCTTCCATAGCTGCAATCTCCCATACCAGATAGGTCGGTTCTACCGTTAAGCCATCAGCGGTCACAATACCGTTTTTCAGGCTAATTACACCTTCATGATCCGCTTCAGGATAGTTGCACAGTACAGTCTGAAACTTCTTCCCCTCGTTCTCCCGGAGACGCTTGGTATAAGCCGTTGCGAGTGATTTAATGACACTATCTTCTGTAGGCACCGCCAACACCTCAAATTCCTCCGCCTCAAAGGCTGCAAGGGCTGCAGTATATTCCCCAGCTCCGCCAGAACCGTCCGCCCCGCCCTCCAGGGAGGTCACAGCAGTGTCTGTCAATACGCCTGTACCGCTAAAGTCCACAAAGTCATTGGATACGAGATCCTCTGCTTTTTCGACCGTCTGGACATCCACTTCCTCCTGATCCACATACGTGATGACATTAAAAAAGCCCAGCATATCTATGTTGGACTGGATCGAGATTTTAAGATCATTTCCTCGCGAGCCGCCATATTTAGCCGTCGCCGTCAAACTACCTGACACAACACTTGCCTTCACTGCCCCGTTTGCTCCTAAGCGATAAATCAATACCTTATTAACATGGGAAAGTGCCGCGGCAATATGCTTGATCCGTGGGTCGACTGCATGAAACCCGATAGCAGCTAACGAGTTCTGCATAAATGTGCTTGCTTCAAGTGTCGTGATTCCTTCTTTCCCCCAAGGCAGATGAGCGGGAACCGCCAATATACCTCGTTCTCCTAATTTACCAAGTGCCTGTGCTTCAGATTTGAAATTAATGTATACATCAGGCAATACTTTATTTTGTGTAGTCCAAGTGCCGCCCATTTATTTCACCTCTCTGTTCATAAATTGTTCTACTAACTGTTTCGCTTGTGCGATCGAATAAGTCTTGTAATCCTCCAGCACAATGCTAAGGATATCTCGATCAACACCTTGCCATTGCTCAGATTGCACAAATTGTTCTTTCGTAAAGCAAGCTGTGTTCGCCTTTTGCTTTGTATCTTCTTTTTTAGCCATAATTTAAGATTCCCTCCTGCTCGAGTGTTTGCATTTTCGGTGTTTCCGGCTTCGACTTCCACACCCAGAACCTATAATCCACGAAGAAATGTAATGTCTGATTATTCACTTCATGCTTCATATTCAGTCCTCGGTATATTTCGCCTTCGATATCGACTGTCGCTAGCGCATCATAGAGTATTTCTGCGGTTGCATGAGCCTCTTCGTTGTATTGCGGCCCTTCCGGGAAAAAGCCAATGTCGAAGGTATGAGTGCGGTGATAGCGCCTGTCCAGTTCTTGCACTTGTGATGTTGTTTGCAATTGAACCATGAAATATGGTGTTTTCAAGCCCTGCTCAATCTCTTCGTCATAGACTGTTATGCCAGGAAATACTTCCGCCAGAGCGCCTGCGATTCCCTGACGAATGCGATTTGAACTTACTATGTCCAT